CACCGTCGCTCACGCTTTTGCCAATCTCTCTGGCGCGCTCTTTGGTTTTGTTGCGCCAAACGCTGATTACGTTGTCCACCTGGTCGGTGATCGAGCCGCTGCCCTTGTAGTCGTACTTGCTCGGCTTGTGGTCTTCGGTTGCCGGTTTGCGAATGTGGTGGACAAGGTGGACGTGCATGCCGTAGTCCCTTGCAATTGCGGTCAGTTCGTCAACGAACATTTTTTGGCCGTTGTAGTCGTCCTCGCTGGCCACACACTTCATGAGGCTGTCAACGAAGAATTGGGTGATGCCTTTTTCCTTCGCGCAGTAGCGCACCACCGCGCAGACCTTTGACGCTGTGACGGTGCCCTGTTGGTCGTACAGCCATAACTTGTCATCGGTCCAGTCTCGGAATTGTTCGTACAAGTCGAGGAATTGCGCAGTAGCAGATTCATCGCCGTGAAACGCCGGGTCCAGCGCGTTAAAGGTTGACCACTGACGGGCCATGCGCTCAAGGGTTTTGGATGGCTTCATTTCAAATGATGCAATGCAAACCTTTTCACCCTGCGAACACATCGACAACCCTACTTGCCCCGTTACAAGGCTTTTGCCGTTGCCATTGGCACCGCCCCACACCGTCACCTCGCCGGGTCGGAATTGCACCAGCCCGTGCGTTTTGCGCCATGGCATCAAAGCGCGTTTCTGTTTTACCGGGTTCCTGATCTGGTCGATCAGGGCCTGCACCCAAAAGCTGGCAGGCTTTACCTTGTGCTTAGGGTCGCTCTCTGTTTCGTATTGAGCGAAGTCGATTTCGTCATCCGTTATCAATTGCATAGCGCCGTCCATTCCCGCTCCAAGGCGATTTTGTGTTTGTCATCGGCACCGGCAAGCATTGGGAAAACCGCGTCAGGTTCGGCAACACCGAAGACCTTCACGCCATCAATGCGCTCCAGTTCGTCAATGATTCGGCCCACGGTTTGGCGGTAGGCTTTGCTCTGCACCACCACCAGCACACAAAGGCCAATGACAGGACGCCAGTCCATCGATGCCGGGTTTGCTCCCGGTGTGACGGTGACAAGATCAGGGCTGTCCTGGTGCCGCTTGTCGCCAACGAACACCGTTATCGGTGCTGCTGGCCGTGCGCCGTTCATGCGCAGTTCTCGCAGGGTTTGGAGGCTCATACGAAAGCCCTCGCCTGCTCTGCCTGCCCGTCATCTTCGGCACCTTCCCAGCGTCGTTGATTCAGGTAAACCAGTGGCGAGGGGATGTACTGCCCCCCGTCCTTTTTCCAAGAATCGGACGCCTTCATCCGCTCCACATGAGCAACCACAACCGCAGAGTCACGTTCACCGCTCGCCTTTTTCCAAGCGTCAAGGCATTTGCCTTTAGCCTGTTTCCTGTCGGTTGTAGGCCATGTTGACCAAAAGAGAGCGAAGCCCGTAGGTGTTTCTTTATCTTCTCTTCTCTTCTCTTCTCTAGGTACGGTTTTGGTAACGGTCTTAGCGTTACCTACAGCGTTAGCGGCCTTGGACTTTGATTTTGCTACTCTTTTTGCCGTTTGGCCCCGCGTTTTGGCGCTCTCTGAAATGTGTTCATCGAAATTAACGACCCTGATACCACCCTCGGATTCATGCAGCCATCGCGCCTCTATCACTGCGCTAACGAAGTTTGTATCGTCCGAGTAACCGTATAGACACTCATTTAGCGTTACCTTAGTAACGCCGCGAGCGTTACCGTCAACGGTGTTTACATCGAACCAGCGCCATAGCGTGAAAAGGCGTCCGACCACCTCAAACCTATTCAGCGTAGTTCGGCCAGCAATCTCCAACACCTCCGGCTTTTCCGGCAGCGCGTGAGTCATCTTGATCCAGTCGCCAGCCATTTACGCAGCCACCTTGTCAATCTCGCCCATGCCATCAAAAAAGCAGCGTTGACCGCCTTCAATGGCGACTTGGATGGCGGCATTGCGCGCCTCGATCACCGCGTACATTTCTTTCTTCCAGTGCTGTGCGCTCTCACGGTCGCCCACCAGCATTGAGATCTCAATGCGCTTGCCGTACAGCTTTATTTCAAGCTCGCGGCACTCGGCTATTAGGTTCTGTGCGGCGCTCATTCAACAGCCCTCAAAGTTCGACAAACAAAAAAACCGCTTAGGTTTTCGACTTTCCGCCTGGCAGCGAGGGGATTTCTCCCCGGAAAGCCGAAGCCTAAGCGGTTTCGGTTGGTCATGCTGCCAGGCTTGACGCTTTCTATTTTGCCCATGTGGTTGATCCTGTCAAGAGCTTTTATCGCTGATTGCGAGTTGCATGGCTCACTCCAAAAGTTTTTCAGCCGCTGCTATCAACAGGTAGGCGGCGAGATAGGCGGCTGCGAACATGGCCGCGAATTGGGCTATGGATTGGAATAAGGGGGTCATGCGGCGTCCATCAAGCCATCATCTTCAATCAAAGACTCTTGCCTGAAAACGCCCTCGCCTTCAAATCGCTTTTCAGCTAGCGAAAGATTGATCTTTGCCTGTTTGAAATAGCTGTCCTTCAATTCAATTCCGATAGCCTTACGCCCCATTGATACCGGGCTGTACACCTCGGAGCCAACACCCATAAATGGCGTCAGAACGATTTCTCCCGGGTTGCTGTAAAGCTCGACAATTCGGTCTATGACGTCAAGCTGCAGCGGGTGAACGTGCTTTTCGTCGTCTTCTTCCCGGCTGTCACGGAATGGCAGCACATTGTCAATGCGAATGTCATCCCACACACTGGAGGCGTAACGCTGCCAAATATAGTGAGACAGCTTGTTTGACTTTGGGTCTTGGTGATCGGCGTAGGTGTTTTTCAGGTACTCCCAAAGCTCATCAGAAGTAAATCGGCTTTCGTTGGCGTTGTTAAAAGCCTGCAAGATGTTGGGCAGGATTGGAGTGGCGCCAAAGTACCGGGTAAGCCCTTGCGCATGGGTCACAGGCACGGCGTTCTCGCCCTTCTTGGTCAGAATTAGCATGTAGTCCGGCATGGCCGTAAAGCACTGAGTTGAGTCTTCGACGATCAACTTATGCATCAGACTTTTTACCATCGTCCGCATGCGAACTTTAAGCGGCTCTTTCCAAATCGTAATGCGGTTTCGATACTCAAACCCGTACTTCTCATGAAGCCTGATGATTTCATGCGGGAAGTCCCACAGTCGACATGAGTTGTCAAAAACATCAGTGCAATGCACCGCAGTAATTCGCCCAGGCTTGGTAACGCGGGCAATCTCTTTGATGAGGAATTCATACTGATCAAGAAACTGCTCTTTGTTTTCGCAGTTGCTGAAATCGCGCTCGCTGCTGGAGTAGTTGTATAGCCCTGCAAAAGGAGGTGAGTAAACCGACAAATCTACAGAATTATCTTTCAACTGCGGCATCACCATCATGCAATCGCTGTTGTAGATGGCGTACCGTGGCGTGATAATTTGATCTTTTGCATTCATTGCATGAACTCCGGGAGTTGGATTGTTTTTGTGAATTCTTTGGCTGAAAAACTGAAGTCCTGATTCGCTGCTGCGACAAGGTTTTCGTACAGTTCAATAGCCTTCTGCGTCTTTTGCTCAAGGGCTTCCATAACCCTCTCCTGCCCCTCTGAAATAACCATGTCGCATGTGACTTCGGAGCGCTGGCCAAATCTCCAGAATCTGCGAATTGATTGGTAATACTGTTCGTAGCTGAATGTGGGGAAAAACACCGTGTGATTGCAGTGCTGCCAGTTCAGCCCCATACTAGTCATCTTGGCTTTTGTAATCAGTCGCTTGACTTCACCACGGGCGAAACCGACAAGGATTTCTTCTTTCTGGTCGATTGACATTCCGCCAATAATCTCTACCGCGTCTTTGTCCATTGTTTTCAATAGCGCGCTTTCGTCATTCAAGTTGCACCAGTAAACAGAGGTCTTCCCACAGGCTAATGCAATAGCCTTTTCACATCGCTCTACGACGGTCAGCTTTTGTTCTTCTCGAACTTCGGTTAGTCGCTGCGCTGGCATGGCGAACAATGATTTTTGGTCATCCACGCACCATGACTTATCGTTGTGGACAACGTGTTTTTCAACATGCAACGCAGGGAGATCGTACCCGTCGTTTGAAAACCCCAGATCGCTCGGTCGCTTTACCATGATTGACCACTGATTTACCCAAGCAAAAAAATCACGCTCTGCGTGTGGCTTGAGGTAGAACTTCTCCCCAATGTTTCGGTTGTTGCTGTCCACACTGCCCTGGTTGGACTTGAAGAACTTAGTCAGCATGTCCATGTAGCCCATGTACCCAAGTGCTTCCGAGCTATTGCCAAGCTCTATAAAGTCGTTCGGGCTTGGTGTTGCAGTCGCCAAAAACCGATATGGAACTCGCTTGATGAACGCAACGATCTGGTCTCTCGTCTTGCCTGCAAAGTTTTTCAAGATGCTTGATTCGTCCAGCATCACACAAATGAAATCGTCAGGTTTCAGCAAGTGCAACCGCTCGTAGTTGCAGACGACGATTTTGTTATTCAGCTTGCCGTCTTTGCTGTGCCCAATGTCATGCACGCCGATTCGGTTCGCTTCATCAATAAATTGGAAAGCCACAGCCAAAGGCGTAAGAATCAGTACGCGCTTGTTCGTGTGCCGGATGACGTTTTCAGCGATGGCGACTTGAATCAACGTCTTGCCCAGGCCGGTATCTGCAAACACACCAATTCGGCCCTTGCGGACAGCCTTGGTAATGATGTGTTGCTGAAAATCAAAAGCGCACTCTGGCATCCAAGTCGGAGAAAATCCGAAGTCACCCGATGTGTGCTTTTTCGCGGAAATAAACGAGGCGTAATCCTTCATATCGCCGCCCTCTTCAAAGCCTGGTGCCGCCCAGCTTCGTAGGGGTCGGCCTTGCTGATCGTGATATCGCCGGGGTGGCGCGTCGGCGCGTTGAGGCCGGGCGCGAGATTGGGGCGCCTTTGCTTGCGCTGGGGCTCGGGGCGCAGCGTCAACGAGTAGGTCTTGGCGTAGGGGTTCATGCTGGATTCTCCTTCGTGAATCAAAAACCCCCGCCAGCCACACGGCCAGCGGGGAAAGCACCAGCCACAGCACGGGGAGACGCCGTGCGGCTTGTGGGGCTGGTGCGTGGGCCGCGTTTGATCAGTTGGGAGCGCAGCATTATCAATCCCTCGCCTGAATTTTTTTATGCTCTCTGTTGATGATCTTCACCAACCACTCCCGGCCTCCATGCCACTGCATCAGCTCGCGCAGACGCCTAAGCACAGAGATGGGGAGACGGAC